ATGTGGGTTACAAGATTGAAGAGATTGTATTACCTAAAGAAATACAAGAAATATCTGCAACTAAAATTAGAAAAGAAATGGGACTATGAACTTTAACTTCACATTTTTAGGACAATCAATATTAAGATATGAAACTCCTTTAGATATATTTCATGCAATTAATCAAACGTATGAACAAAAATTTAATAAATTAGAACCAGCTAATAAACAATTAGTAGGTAAAATTAAAAATGAACATTCTTTATTTTATGATGGAGAAGATGAATCTAAAATGAAAAGACATAATGAATTACCTAAAAATGTTCTTGATTGGTTTATGAGTATGTTTACTCACTATTTAGAATTTAATCATATTAGACAATATCAAAATCATTTAAATTCAATCTGGGTAAATGAAATGAAAGCTCATGAATATAATCCGGTACACGTTCACCAAGGTAATTTGTTTACAGGTTTATCTTCAGTTATGATTTTAAAATTACCAAATACTTATGGTGTAGAATATTCTGCAGAACAAGCTCCACAAAATGGAAAGCTTCAAATACTAGGTGCAGCTAATGGTCAATTTGCTAAAGTTGATTATGAACCACCAATGAAATTAAGAGACTTCTATGTATTTCCATATGATATGCGCCATTGTGTATATCCATTTAATGGAACAAATGAAACAAGAAGAACATTAGCAGCTAACTGCGATGTATTATATAATCCAATCATGAACCGAGGAGCACAATGATAATTACAGAACCAAAATGGAAATCGTTAATAGTTGAAACAACAGGACCTATATTTACACCAGAACAATGTCAATTAATTATAAATGCAGGACGATCTGAACCAGTTCAAAATGGACAAGTAGGAGGTGGAGCAGCTGGGGTAGTTGATACTAAAACGAGAACTTCTCATATCAGTTGGATTCCATTTAATAAGATGCCTGAAATGTATTCAACACTAGAACAGATAGTAAATAAAACTAATAATAATCATTTTGGATTTGAAGGAATACAAATTACTGAACAAGCTCAATATACAGAATATCCAGCAGGTGGTTTTTATGATTGGCATATAGATTCTGATATAGTTGGAATGAATGAACCGCCGGTTCGTAAAATATCTATGACATGTTTATTATCTCATGAATCAGAATTTGAAGGCGGTGGACTTGAACTTATGTCAGACGGTAAAATTGCAAGACCTAAACAAGGTCAAGCTATTTTCTTTGCAAGTTATATTAGACATCGTGTAATACCAATTACAAAAGGAGTTAGAAAATCACTTGTTATGTGGTTTGGAGGTCCTTCATTTAAATGAACCGAGAATTATACTTTGCAACACCCGTCTATGTAAAAGATGTAGGCACACCAGAATTTAATAATCAATTAGAACAAAACATTGTAAATTGGTCTAAAAAAGATAAAGGTGAGGTTAAAACTAATATGAATGGTTGGCATAGTACAACAGATATGCACATTAAACCTGAATATAAAATGTTAGTTGATTTATTATATGAAGCACAAGCATTTATTTATAAAGATGAATTATTAGACAATGAACCTTACCTTGGAAATATGTGGGCCAATATCAATCCACCTGGTGGATATAATAGACCACACACTCATCCTAATTCATTATGGTCTGGAGTGTATTATATTAAAGCACCTATTAATAGTGGCCATTTAAAAATTGAAGATCCTAAACCTTGTAGTTTAATATCTAGACCAAGACGTAAAAAAGGAGAATTACCTATGCATCTATGGAATGAAGTACATTTTCAACCTGTTGCAGGAAGATTGATAATGTTTCCATCATGGTTAAATCATTGTGTAGATCCAAATCAATCTAATGATATAAGAATATCAGTATCATTTAATTTTTTACAGAGAGGAATGTTTGTATGAGTTTTCAAATTAATAAGTATCAAGTAATAAAAAAAGCAGTTCCATATGAACTTGCTAATTTTATATTTAACTATTTCTTACTTAAAAGAGATGCTGTTAACTATATGTATAAGAATAATCTAGTAGCGGAAAACGGTATGTTTGGTACTTGGAAAGATGCACAAGTTCCAAATGTATATTCTCATTATGCAGACTTTGTTATGGAAACATTACTAATGAAAGTAATGCCTATAATGAAACAACAAACTAATCTTAATTTAATACCAACCTATTCTTATGCAAGAATTTATGAAAAAGGATCTATCTTAAAAAGACATAAAGATAGACCATCTTGTGAGATATCTACAACATTAAATTTAGGTGGAGATCCATGGGCTATCTATTTAGATCCAACAGGAAGTAATAATGTAATAGATGAATATAAGAATATAATGAAACCAGATGCTCCTAAAGGCATTAAAGTTGATTTAGAACCAGGTGATATGTTAGTCTATTCTGGTTGTGATTTAGAGCATTGGAGAGACGAGTTTACAGGTAATATCTGTGCTCAAGTTTTCTTGCATTATAACCATGTAAATGGACAGTTTGCAGATTCCAATTTATATGATAAAAGACCTTTGTTAGGATTACCACCTTTTACTAAAAAATAGTATAATTCAACAAATTTGGTGGTATAAGTAAGCTTATGCCAATAACTAAAGTTAAATTTCCACGTCCCGGTATTAACAAACAAGATACACTATACGGAGCCGAAGGCGGATGGACTGATTGCGATAATATGCGATTCCGTTATGGAATTCCTGAAAAGATCGGTGGTTGGCAAAACGTTGCTCCACCTTTACATCTTATTGGTGTTGCAAGAGATATTCATAACTATACTGATTTAGCAGGAGATTCATTATGCGCTATTGGTACAAATAGAAAACTATATATTTATTACGATAACAACTATTACGATATTACTCCTCTATCTACAACGATAGCAGCTAATTTTTCATTTACATCAGGAACAACTTACGTTGACGTTACAGCAACTTCTAATGGTGCTATAGCTGGAGACTTTGTTACCTTCTCTGGTGTGACAGGAGTTAGTGTTGGATCATCTACAATTACCAATACTACGATGTCACAAGAATTTGAAATTCAACAAATTAAAACAGCTAATACTTTTACAATTAATGTAGCAACTCTTGGAACACCTGCTTTAAATGATACAGCATCAGCAACCTCTGCAGCATTTCAAATAAATGTTGGAGCAGATACAACTCAATTAGGAGTAGGTTGGGGAGCAGCATCTTGGGGATTTTCTACATGGGGTACAGCAAGACCTACAGGAGTTATAACTCAAAGACCAAGAATATGGGCTTTAGATAACTGGGGAGAAGATTTAATTGCAACTATTTATGGTGGAAGAACTTATTACTTACAAACAAGTACTTTTATAACACCAAGAAATACAAGAGCAGTTTTACTTGCTCAAGCTCCAACACAATCTAATTATATGATTGTATCTTCTCGTGATAGACATTTAATATTTTTAGGTACAGAAACAACACCAGGAACAACTACAACCTATGATCCAATGGCAGTATTATTTGGATCTCAAGAATCTATTACAGACTTTATACCCACCTCTGTTAACACAGCAGGATTTCAAAGATTATCATCAGGAAATAGAGTTGTAACTGCAGTTAGAACTAGAGGTGATTTAATTATACTTACAAATACATCTGCTCACCAAATGCAGTTTGTAGGACCTCCTTATACATTTTCATTTAAACAAACAGGTACGAATTGCGGAGCTATATCACCCCACTCTGCTGTTGAAGCGGAAAACGTTGTCTATTGGATGTCGAACGGTGGATTCTTCTTATTTGACGGAGTAGTAAAACAGATTCCATGTTCAGTACAAGATTATGTTTATAGTGATATAGATGATGAGGAACAAGGAACTACTTATGCAGGAGTTAATTTACAATTTGCAGAAGTAAGTTGGTTCTATGCTTCTCAAAATTCAAATTATATTAATAGAGTTGTAACTTATAACTATAGAGAAAATGTTTGGACTATTGGAACTTTAGCTAGAACTGTTTGGGCACCAAGAGATATATTTGCTTATCCATTAGCAGCAGATTACAGTGCAACCTCTACTTCTTTAGCACAACCAACAGTTATTGGTTTAACAGCTGGAAGATCCACATTATATAATCAAGAATATGGTAACCAAGCAGATGGATATTATTTACCTGCTAATATACAAACAGGTGAATTTGCAATTGGTGATAGTAATGATTCTATGTTTATCAAACGTTATATACCTGATTTTAAAAACCAAGTCGGTGGTATACAAATGGAATTTTTAGTTAGACAATACCCAGGATCTACTGTAACGGTTGCATCAAGCACTGTAGTTTATTCAACAACAACTAAAGTGGACATGCGCGCGCGTGGGCGACAAGTTTCAATTAAAATGTCAACGGTTGATGGAAATGATCCACCAAATTCAACAGTTGCAACTACATTTAGATTTGGTACTTTACGTATAGATGCTCAAGCAGATGGAACTAGATAATGGCTAAATTAAATCAACCTAGATTAGCGAACGCTCTTCCAGATTATACACCTGCTCAATTAGATCAAATTATTAGAACATTAGAGCAAATGGTACAGCAATTGAATTCAACCTTTACACAAGATGTTCAAGATGCTAATGAAGCACAAGCATGGTATTTTATAAAAGTATAAAGAAAAATGTCTAATATATATAAAAACGCAATTTATAAAGCTACAACAACTGCTAATACAACCGTATATACTTGTAATGCTACAGCAAGAGCTATCATTCAAAACATACAATTTGCAAATACAACAGGCACTCATACTGTATCTGCTTAT